TCTTCGTCTTCGTCTTCGTCTTCGTCGTCAGATACACCAGCATCTTCTAACGCTTGACCAATAATAGTATAAACTGCATCTTTTTGCTTGTCAGATAATGTATCAAATACTTCTTCAACAGTTTCTTCATTTGCATTATCTTCTGGTTTCTTTTCTTCTTGATCCATTTCTTCTTTTTTATCCTCCTTATTTGGTTTTTCTTCTGATTCGTCATTATTATCATCTGAATGCTCTATAAATAAACTTATATCCTCATCAGTATAGATAATAGCTTCTTCTTCAGCGTCAGCGTCTTCACCATGTATAACGACTGAATCAATATATGCTCCAGGATTTGCACCTGCTAACACCAAACTTACTTCTCTGATACATCCATGAATAACATTATTCATTTTCGACTTTAGTTTATTAGCATAAATAGATAATTTATCTACATCACCATTTTTAACTAAAGCCTTAGCTTGTTGTCCTGATTCTGTATCATTGAATTTACAATATGCATATACACCATCTTCTCTATTTTCTAAGACAGCATGCCCTAAAACTTCGTTAGGATCATCATGCTGATGGTTCCAAACTAATGGTACTTTTTGACCATCATTTTGTTTGAATGCATCTTTCATGATTGTTCTACCATCTGAACATCTTATGTTATTTCTAGTAGCCCAACCGCTAAAATCATAGTCCATTTTGAAATCTCCTTTCATAATTATTATTCTTCTTCATCATCGATGTCAACGCCATTGTCTCTCAATATTTGTTCAATTAATATATTAACTGCATTTTTCTGTTCGTCAGTTAATGTCTCATATATTGCTTCAACATTTTCATCACCATCTTCTTGTTGTTCTTCTGGAATTTCTTGTCCTTCCTCTGGAACTCCTTGATCTTCTTCTGGAATTTCTTGTCCTTCCTCTGGAACTCCTTGATCTTCTTCTGAAACCCCTTGACCCTCATCATAAATTTGTTGTTCTGTTTCAGTTGATTGATTTAAATTGCTATTTACTAACATATCTGCTTTAGGGTCATCAGATGGTTTGATACCGATGATTTGTCTAATTTCATTAGATGACATTATTTCATTTCTTGTGAATTTATCTGCTAATTCAGCTAATTCTTTGACTGGTACAAGCTTAAACGGATCTCTAAATGACATTATAGTTTGTCCTTGAGTTCTTGCTGTTTTTGTTAAAAATTTCCTTTTCATTTCATCTGTTATAGCTGAAGCTATTGGTTCAATAACTCTACTATAATAATTTAACATTGTTTCATCATTTGCTGTACCATCTAATATAGATTGAGAAATTCCTAATTGACTAAATAATAAATTAGTTAAATACTCTATTTGCTTCATTAAATTGTTTTCAAGAGATCTATTTAACTGAGTTATTTTTTCTGTTCCATCGGTATAAGCTATACCATATTTAGAACCTTTAAGTTGATTTTCAATTTCTAATCTTCTTTCATTTGCTTGTTTTTTTCTTGCCTCTGATTTTATTATATAAGGTAATTGTATAATTAAATCTAATTTTCCAGAACTTGATTCTTCATCGACATTATCCAAAAGAGCTAATTTTCTAGTTAAACGTTGTAATGTTGAGTTTGGCTCATTCATTATCGAATAAAATGGATTTTCTACGATCGCTACTGTTCTTTTAGGCAATACTATTTCTTCTTTTTTTCCTTTTTCCTCATTATAGAGTTCAACCTTAACGTCTTTAGGAAACCATTCTGTTATTTTACCGGTTCTCATTGTTATTATATCATAAGAATCTGTTAAATTAGGATTAGCGGTTGTATCTATTGGTACTATAGCTACGCATCCTTCATCTAACATAGAAATAACAATATCTTGTATAAAAGCTCTAGATGTCTGATCTAAATTAGATTCCAATGTCAAACAGTTATTTAATCTGCTATCTATATCTTCTTTATATCTTTCATTTTCATCTAATTTGCAATGTTTTATATTAATAGAAGATACATCCATTGCTATTCTGTTATAAACAGATGTTACTATAGAACGCTCATTACCTCTTGTAAATCTTACTCTATCAGGTTTATAAAATGTTCCATAACCACTATAATCTCCATATGAAGAAATAGGAGTTTTATTTTGGAACGCATTCCAAGCATTTTTTAACCTGGAACCAAAGTTTAATTCCATAATATTGTACCTCCTATTGTTTATTTTTAATCGTATGTTACCCATTTTCTAGTAGTTGGTTTTGTTTTTGCTCCATATGTCGTTGAAGTATGATGTGTACTTACTATTTTATATTTTTTATTTATATCACTAGCTTTCTTTTTAACCTTTTTCTTAATGTTATCAATCGCTTTTGAAACTTTTTGTTTAACTTTGTGTTTTGCTTCTGAAGCTGTATTTAATGCATTTACATATCCATTATATCTTTCTCTTCTTTTTCTATCTTTATATTCTTCGCTTGCATAAGCCATAGATTTATGGAATCCATTATTAACTATATGGTTATATGATTTACTTTTATCCTTTGAATTACCATATGTGTTATCACCATATCCTCTTAATTTATTTTCTTCTCTAAGCATGTCCATAGCATCTTTTTTTTCTCTTCCTAATTGATCGAGTTTATCATTTTTGTAATAATATCTCCATCTACCATTAACTTTTTCTCTTTTAATGTACTTAAAATGTTTTATTCCATCAGAAAAATCTTTTCCAAGATAAATATCTGAATGATATAGTTCATGGCTTGATTTTTTATTCATATTTTTATACATATTAGAATGATACAACTCATCTGTATTCTGATATTGCCACATGATTATCCTCCTTTTTAATTTAATTATGCTTTACCTTTTGTTTTTCTAGATTTTATTTTGTTAATAGCTAAACCAATTCTTTGTTTAATCTTTTCTTTTCCTTTATTTACTTTTTGTTTTGCATTATAAACGGCATCACTAGCTTTATTCATTGGATTTATTAGATATTTATCATATTTTGCTTTTCGTTTGTCACTTTTATTTTTTAAACTGTCATAAGAACTTTTCTTATTTGCATATGTGCTAAAAGCTTTATCTTGTTTTGCCATTTTTGCCATTCCACTTAAATCTTTATGCTTATTTTTATCAAAATAAGAATTATAATCATCATAAGCTTTGTCCATTTCTTTTTTTGTAGAATCTAATTTATCATCCTTATAATAATATCTCCATCTGCCATTAATTTTTTCTCTTTTGATATATTTCCAATGTTTTATCCCATCAGAATAATCTTTTCCAAGATAAATATCTGAATGATATAATTCAGATTCTAATTTTTTATTCATGTTTTTATACATATTAGCATGATACAACTCATCTGTATTTTGATATTGCCACATAGTTATCCTCCTCTACTCAAATGCTTCACGGTTTAACTTATAGGCAACATATGCATCCATCATGGCCGCTACAGCATCTATTTTTTGGTCATATCTTTTCTTGTATAGTTTTCTATTTCCATTTGTATCTTCTAATGTTATACAATTTCCCATTGTGAATGTCATTAATTCTTCATCAAATAGTAAAAGTCTATCTTCTGCTAATTTCTTTAATTCACCTAATGGAACAGATTCTGTTTTAGCTCCTTGTATAACTTTTTCTAATCCAAATGGACCATTTTCTTTTTCCCATCTTTCTACAAAATCTTTTGCATTATATGGGTCAAATCCAAAGCATCTGACATCATAACTTCTTTCCATAATGTGATTATCTAGATCCTCATAGACTTCCATCATATCTAATACGGTTCCATTCATAACCATTAATGAACCTTCTTTAATGAACTCTTCATATTTTAACCTCATAGCTGGTTGCAATTTCATTAATGTATGTTCTGAAATATAGTTTCTAGTTTTTATTCCAAATGCTCCGTCCTTTTAAAGGAAATAAAAATGTAAAAGCACAGAAGTCATCACCCTGTGATAAGTCGGCTCCCAATGCACAAGCCATTTCCCAATAATCTCTTTTCTTATGTCTCAATGTTTCTTCATAAGTAAAGAAATATGTATAACCCTCCATTGGTATGCCAAATCTTTTAGCTAATATATCATTTCTATTAGCTGGAGCTTTCTCTGCTCTTTCTACATCTAATTGATATGTTTCATAGCTAACTGTTTTACCTATATTAGGATTAGCCTTTACCCACATATCTGGATTTGCTACTTCATCTATGGAATCTAATCTATACCACCAGATAGATACATGAGGATTTATATATTCTCCTTTTAATATATCCATAAGCTCCATTTTGACTGTGTCACCCGGACCGTTACGGACTGTACCTTCTGAACTAACAGCAACTATTAAATAATCATCATTTTTTGATGCACCTTGTTCCAAAGCACCTATAACATCTTCTCTAACATCACCAGAGAGCCATTCATCAACTGTATTTATTCTACTATTTAAACCTTGAAGTTTATCAATAGTCATAGGTCTTATTTCTAATAACGATCCAGTTAAAAAGTTTTCAATACCCTTCTTTGTAGAAGATAATTTCACACGATTTACTTTGGATCCTGTTGTATTATTAATAGAACCTTCTGTTAAAAATTGAAATAATGGCCCTTTGGATCTTGTTATTGCAGTTCTTATAGGAGATAAGACTTCTTCTGCCTGTTTCATTGTTGGTGCAGTATGAATCTGATGAGTTGTTGAAGTATCAACATTTAAAAAATAATTTTGTATATATGATTCATATTGAGATTTAGCAGCACCTCTTGCTATTATTAAATATTGTTTATTAGTTAGCCTCTTTTTTATATGTTTTGTAACATAATGTCCGCCGTGACCGTCTTTTGAAGGTTTGTATACACTTCTTTCAACAAAATAGTACCATCCAAATATTTGTTCGGCCCATAGCTTAAATGAATCTAGTAGAACCAAATCTTCGCCATCTGTCAATGTTAATTCGTCTTCACAATAGCGAATAAATCCTTCTACAGCCTCATCATCATACCAAATACCAGGATTTGCTATAAGAGAATCTATTCTATTCATTTCCATAGAAATAGTTTCACAAACTGGTATTTGTCCTTTTATTACAGCTTCTCGAAACATACCATAGTACCTAGGTACTGCAGTATTTGATAAGCTCATTTATTTATTCTCCTTAATATCTTTTTTTCTTTTTGTAATTATTTTTTTGTTTATTATAATTATTGTTATTTTTATTATTTTTATTATTTTTATTGTTATAATTATTATAATCAGTATTAAATACATCTTTTAATAATTCTTGATAACCTTGATTTATTGCTGTATTTGTAGATCTTCCTAATTTTGTTATTAGATCCCCAACTACATTTTTAGAAGAATTTATTAAAGATGGTTCTAAAATTGTTTTTCCTATTTTATCTAATATTTTCGCAGATGTTTTTTTACCATATTCCATTTTGTTTCGATCATATACTCTTCTTAAAGCAGTATATTGATTTTCTAATTGTAATCGTTGTATTTGTTTTCTTAATTCATTATCTGTCAAAAATTTAGTGCCTTGTTTTTTTATTTTTTTATCTGTTTTCTCAGATTGTTCTTTTAAAGCTTTTTCTGTCTTTTTTCTAGCTAATTCTTTTTTGTAATCGTTTAATGCTTTATTATCTCTTTTTTTTATTCTTTTTAATCTATTTTTTAAAGTTTTTATTCCAGAAGTTTTACCACTTTTGGATAACCTTTTTATTTTCTTTGACAGTCTTTTTTGTTGAGATGATCTATATTTATATTCATCACCAAAAATATGATATCCGCCATTTCATACCGAAGTCGTCCATAATGGTATAATTCATCAGTATTTTGATATTGCCACATAGTTATCCTCCTTTTATGTATCATAATCAGTTCTACTATTTAAACGCCATTCGTATTCACTGATTAATTTATTATAATTTTCCATTATGGAAGAACTAGCAGGAGGATCGAATACCATTTTAACTTTTAAATAAATATAAGTTTTAACAGCATCTAACTCATCATTGTCTCCAATAAAATCTACCCATTTAGATGTACCATCTTTTATTGAAAAAGTTTTTTCTGGTCCAACACCTATTTGATTTAATATCATAAATACAGAATTAATATTAATAATTATATCTTGGTCAAAGCTTTTATCTTCAACAGCTATATTTAATAATTTCTTAATAGATGTTAAAATACTTTCTTCCATAATTTACTCCTTACTCAACTACTATAAAGTTTTTCATACAATAAGCTTCTTTACCATTTACTGATACTTTATAAAAGTCATTTTCTTCTTCTAATATTACTATCTTGTCTTCTTTACCAATAACAAATAAAACTTCAGAATCTTTGTTTGGTTCTTTTCTAGCATTTAAAAGTTCACAATTTGCTAATTTACCAACTTTCGTTTCTTCTGTTTTAATTTCTGGAGCTTCAATACTAGGTTCGTCTGTTACAACATCTCCTGTACTTGTTTGAACTTCAGTTTCTGGTTCTTTTTCTGTTACTGTTTCTTCTACTTTATTTTCTTCAACATTTACCTCTTTTTCTTCCATTTCTTTATTCTCCTTTACTTCTTCTTTTTTATCAAAAAATTTCTTTTTTGCCAATGTTTTCACCTCCGACAATTTAATGTTTCCAAGGACATGTATCATTCCTTTTTCGCTCTATTACACATTCTTCTTTAAAATTACTAGTACCATAATGTATGAAATCATGAGTGCTTTTTATTGTTGTTATTAAATATTCTGGATTTAATAAAAAATCAGTACTATTAATTATATCATCTTTTGAAATTGGATTCATATGATGTATTAAAATTCTAGAATCAAATATCTCTCTATCAGGAATTGCTAAATCACATCCATGATCTCTAACAATAATATAATTTCTAAGATCTCTCCATTCTTTAGATTTATAAAATGCTTGATTTAAATATCTATCGAATCCAAAAGTATCTTCACCAACATTTCCATAAAGTCGTAAATAATTTAATCGATCCTCAAATGTCGAATATTTCATTAATTCAGAATATGTTAATAATTTATTCTTCATCTTCTTCATCGTCATAATCATCAACTACAGCAGCACCACTATATTTTCTCATTGCACTTATTGCATTTGCATATAGTTCCTCAATTCTCTTAGCAGATTGTAATGCTTCTGTTTTTGCTGTGATTAAATCTTTTTGTTTCATTAAAATTTCTTTTTCAATTTTTTCTTTGGTCGAACCTAATTTAAGATAATGTGTAATAACTTGAGAGGAAGCTGTTCCATCTCTTAATTGTTGTTCAGCTAAATCAGTTGCCAAATATATTAACTGATTTTCCCTAGCCTCAGGGGTTAATGCTGGCCTAATACTGCTTTTATTAACTTCTTTTGGAACTTTTTTAGCCATCTTTTTCTCCTTTCTTAGTGACTTAAATATAGATTTATAACCTTTAAGTAGCACTTAAAGTGACTTATACAACATTTTCTAATACTTTGTACATAGTATTAGGAAAGGAGAATAAATTACATTATCACGGAATCGGCTCTCAAGAGGCTTTTGATGCCGAATTTTAATAAAATGCATATAAGTCACTTTAGGTACTACCTAAAGGCCACTCCTAAAAAATCCCTCCGGGGAAAATTTAAAG